CTTGCTGAGAAGGAAGAAGAACTGGAAATCGTCGCGGCTGACGAAGAAGAGCAGCCAGAAGATGTTTCACGTGAAACATCTGAAGACGCCCCGGCGGAGCAAGAAGCAAAACCGGATGAGTTAGAGCAATATTCGGAATCTGTTCAGCGACGTATTTCAAAACTGACAAACAGGTTTCGTGAAGAAGAGCGTCAGCGTCAGGCGGCTATCGAGTACGCCGAGGCGGTCAAGCAGCAAAATGACGAGCTTCGTGCCCGCATTGACAAGCTCGATCAGTCGTATGTTGGTGAGTTTGGCAGTCGCGTAGAAGCAGATGCTGCCGCTGCCAAGGAAGCCTACCGCAAAGCCTATGAAGATGGCGATGCAGACGGCATGTTTGAGGCACAGCAGCGCATCAGTCGTATCGCTCTGGAGCAGGCTCGGTATGAAGAAGCCAAGCGCCGGAACGAGCAGCGGCAGGAGCAGCCTGCGGCTGATCCAGCGCCGCAGCAGCGGCAGGCTCAACAGGAGCAGGTCCAACAACCTGATCCAAAGGCTGAAGCATGGGCGTCGAAGAACGAATGGTTTGGCAACGATCAGACTATGACATATGCCGCTTTCGGTATTCATCGGCAACTTATTGAAGACGAGGGGTTTGACCCATCTTCCGATGAGTATTATAGTGAACTTGACAAACGTGTTCGCACGGAGTTCCCGCATAAGTTTGCGGAAGCGAAGCGCGATACTGGACCCAGAGTCGCTTCTGCTGGGTCAACGGCGTCAAAGTCGTCGTCACCAAAGGGGCGCAGAACAGTCAAACTGACTCCATCGCAGATTGCGATTGCGAAGCGATTGAATGTTCCGCTCGAGGAATATGCCAAGTACGTGAAGGAGTAAGGTTATGGCTGATAGAAAACCACGCGAAGCAACAACTCGCGCAAACACTCAGCGGCGCAAGCCCTGGACCCCGCCTTCTAAGCTAGAGGCACCCGAAGCACCCGCTGGTTACCAGCATCGTTGGGTCAGAACTCACCTCCGTGGTGACGACGACAAAACCAACGTACACGCGAAGCTCCGTGAGGGGTGGGAACCAGTACGTGCAGACGAGTACCCCGAGATGGGAGATCGCTATCCAGTGATCGAGGAAGGCAAGAATGCTGGGATTATTGGCGTAGGCGGCTTGATGCTGTGTCGAATTCCAGAGGAAACGGTCGAAGAGAGAACTGAATACTATCGGGAACAGACCCGCAATCAGATGCGTTCCGTTGACGAAAACCTTATGAGGGAACAACATCCCTCAATGCCTATCCACAACGATAGGCAGAGTCGTGTAACCTTCGGGGGAAAAGATTCCTCCTAACCTATGAGGTAGAGCAATGGCAAATGCCAATGTTGGCTTCGGTTTGAAGCCCATCAATACCGCTGGTAGCACTCCTGCTACTTCCGGTACTAATGCATACTTCATTGACAGTGCTGCAAGCGCGATCTTTCAAGGTTCTCCGGTCATCGCAACTGACGGCGGCGAAATCGCCGTCTCTAGTTCTGCTTCCGGTGACACTCTGAAGTTCGTGGGCGTATTCGCTGGCTGTGAGTATGTTTCTTCAACGACCGGCAAAAAAGTCTGGTCTAACTACTGGCCTGGTTCGGGCGCGGACACTAACTTCGATATCATCGGACATGTGTACGACAACCCGATGCAGCGTTTCGTCGTCTGTTCTGACGCATCGCTGACCAACAAGGCTGGTGCAATCGCAACCATCTTCGAGCTTGCTGAGTTCTCTGCTGAGACAGGTAAAGGCGCGGACGATGGTAGCACGACCACTGGTATCTCGGCTGCACAGCTTGACGTATCGACTGTGGACGCTGCTGATCTTTCGCATCCGCTGAAGATCGTTGGTGTTCTGGACGATCCGGAGAACGCTGACTTCACCGCCGCCGGCATCCCGCTGATCGTGATGATCAATAACCATGCGCTTTTGGCCGGCTCGGCTGAAGCGACTGTAGCATAAGGGGGTAGTGAGTTATGGCTATTTCTCGCGCACAACTCGCCAAAGAGCTTGAGCCTGGCCTCAACGCCCTCTTTGGTATGGAATACAACCGCTACGAGGGTCAGCATGCTGAAATCTTCGACACCGAAGGCTCAGATCGAGCATTCGAGGAAGAGGTCATGCTGTCGGGTTTCGGTGCCGCACCGGTTAAAAACGAAGGCGCTGGAATCTCGTTCGACGACGCAAACGAGGCGTATACTGCACGGTATACCCACGAGACCGTCGCAATGGGTTTCTCGATCACCGAGGAAGCTGTTGAGGACAACCTCTACGACCGTCTAGCATCTCGCTACACTCGTGCCCTCGCCCGTTCGATGGCACACACCAAGCAAGTTAAGGCCGCTTCCGTTCTTAACAACGCGTTCACCGCAGGCGCAACTGCCGGCGGCGACGGTGTAGCACTCTGTGATGCTTCGCACCCGCTTACCAGCGGTGGCACTTTTGCCAACGAGCCGTCCACTGCGGCAGACCTGAACGAAACTTCGCTCGAAGATGCGCTGATCAACATCGCAGGCTTCGTCGATGAGCGTGGTCTGGTCATCGCACTGCGTGGCATGAAACTGATCATTCCGCGTCAGCTTCAGTTCGTTGCAGAGCGTCTGCTGGTATCGAACCTTCGTGTCGGCACTGCCGATAACGATGTTAACGCCCTGAAGTCGATGGGTATGCTTCCGGAAGGTTACGTAGTCAACGACTACCTGACCGACACCGATGCGTTCTTCATCAAGACTGACGCTCCGAATGGCCTCAAGCACTTCGAGCGTATGCCTCTGGCGACCAACATGGACCCGGATTTCGACACCGGCAACATGCGCTTCAAGGCACGTGAGCGTTACAGCTTCGGATTCTCGGATCCTCGCTGCGTATTCGGTTCGCCGGGCGCAGCCTAAACGAGGAAACATTTCCTCCCCACTGGGGGCCGCGATTGCGGCCCCCTTTTTTTTCGGGTATTATGCTCTTGTCCCTGACAGATTCATTGTGAATCTGACACTAGCCACGACAGGAGTACAAAATGGCTAATACTACTTTCACCGGTGCCGTCCGTTCTGAGAACGGTTTTAAGGACATCACCAAAAACGCTACCACGGGTGCAGTGACCGAGAACATTTCGATCACGCATGACGGAACCAACAGTGTCGTGATCCTCACTGATCTTCCGACATCTGATCCGTCCGTTGCTGGTCAGCTTTGGAGCAACTCAGGCGTCGTAACCGTCTCCGCAGGTTAAGGAGATAGGTTATGGCTGGTCCAGTAAAAGCCTACAACGCGACGGGAACCGGGGCTGTTGGTCCCGGTCGTTCACGTATCAAGCAGATCGGCGTGTATTGCACCGCCGCTGGCGCATTCACAATCACAGACGGAAACGGTGGTGCAACTCTGTTGCAGCAGAAGTTCCCGGCTGGTCACACACTTCTTAACATCCCCGGTGATGGTATTATCGCGGAGAACGGAGTGTATGTGAGCGCAATCTCTGGTACGGCTTCTGAACTAACCATCTTCCTCGCGTAGGGGAAATAAAAATGACTGTCCACGAGATAAGATCTATATCTCAGGTAGGCACAAGCGAACCGTTTGAGCTACAGGTTTCTCGTGGGCAGATTCCCGGTCACTACTTTGTTCACAAGTTTGGCTACAACTCCGTCATAGGCACTGACACGGAAACCGTTTGGGCGCAAGGCGGTTTGTATGTCTACCCGACAACAGCATCCACGATGTATATTTCAAGCAGTTCTACCGCCGACACTTCTGCGGGAACAGGAGCTAGAACAGCGACTGTTTCTGGCTTGGATGCAAATTTTGACGAAATAAGCGAAACAGTCTCCTTGAATGGTCAAACAGGAGTGCAGCTAAACGGCGCTTTAAACTGGTATCGTGTTAATCGGGTTGTTGTAAACACCGCAGGATCTGGTGGTGCTAATGCAGGCGTTTTGTATGTGGGAACTGAAGCTACTCCAACAGGAGGCGTTCCAGTAAATAAATATGCTACAGTTGCTATTGGTGACAATCAAACCTTGATGTGCCTCTGGACAGTTCCAAGAGGATACACTGCCTATCTTCACCAAAAAGATGTTTCAGCTTCTTCCTCCGCAGGTAAGTTTGCTATTTTTTCATTACTCGCTAGACCAGATGGCGGCGTTTTCAACATAAAAGACAGGGTTCTTTTAGCCAACAACAGCACGGCTATTTCTTATTGGAACCCCATTCCTTTCACGGAAAAAACAGATGTTGAAATTAGAGCGCAGGCTGATTCTGCGGGGGGCACAATTACAGCTTCCGCCACGTTAGACGTTACATATATTAAGAACGATTCGAGGCTCTGATGGCGACGAAGAAGAAAAAATCTGTTAGTCTATCAGTCAAACGTGGAGAGAAGTTACCTGCTTCTCGAGGCGCTGGACTCACGGCCAAGGGCCGTGCCAAATACAACCGGGCGACAGGGTCGAAGCTGAAAGCTCCGCAGCCGGGTGGTGGCAAGAGACGAACGTCTTACTGTTCGCGGTCCAAGGGCCAAATGAAAATGCACAACATCAACTGTAAGAAGACGCCAAAGAAGCGTATCTGTGCGGCGCGTCGGAGGTGGAAATGCTAGATGAAAAAGCGTTGGCGAAAGCCATTGTTGTTGGTCTTGGTGGCGTGGCTCTTTCTCTTGTGGTTTGGATCCTCAGCACACTGATTGAGGTGGACAAGCGCACAGCGGTGATTGCCAGTAAGGTTGAAGCAAATCACAACATGCTGACACCGTTGTGGGAAGATTTTATTAGGAGGAAGGGCGATGGCAATCTCGCGCGGTTCGATGCGGCAACAGGTTTCAAAGCCGCCGCAGAAACGGAAGTGGAGCAAGGTCCGCAAATCGAAAGTCAACTGCAAGCGCCCTCGTGGTTTCAGCGAAAGAGCGCACTGCGCCAGTAAAAGGAAACGCAGGAATGCCTAAAGATGCATGCTATCGCAAAGTTAAGGCAAGATATAAGGTCTTCCCGTCGGCGTACGCAAGCGGGGCCATCGCCAAGTGCCGTAAGGTCGGAGCCGCAAACTGGGGCAAAAGCACCAAAAAAGCTGTCGGTGGAATCCACGAACAAAAAGCCAAGCGACCGTTTCGGGGCAATCTAGATTCGAATCAGGTTGTCGCTCGAGGCTGCGGCGGAGTTATGAATGGGCGGCGAAAGAAAACCCGCTGCACCTAGCGATGATCCATGCGTTTTTACTGTTTGTTTACATTGGTGTAGGAGAAGACCGAAGGCTAACAAGCAACGACATGTACTTTCGTGACTTGAACGAGTGCACGTATTTCGCGCAGAAGCTCCACAGACAGGGCAACAACATCACCGCGTATTGTGTGCCCCGGCAGGTAAGTAAGGAAACGAAGGTCTACTGATGTTAGCCGAACTCGCAGCAGCAAACGCAGCCTTCGCCGTGATCAAGCAGGCTGTTCAGAACGGCAAGGAGATTGCAGCAGCAGGCAGCGCCATTGCAGAGTTTGTGGGTGCGAAGGAGAAGTTGCAAAAGAAAGCCTCCCGCAAGGGCGGCGGTTCTGATCTCGAAGAATTCATGGCTCTTGAACAGATTCGAGAACAGGAAGAGCAACTGAAGCAGATTATGATTTACGCTGGTCGTCCGGGGTTGTGGGCAGATTGGCAGAAGTTTCAGGCGAAGGCACGAGTCGCAAGACGGGAGGCAGAAGAGGCACAGGCCCGTAAAAGAAGGAAGATCCTTGATATAGTGATCGTCTCGGTTTTCTTTGCTGTAGGTCTAACGGTGCTTGGCTGTGTTGTGGCTCTGGCGCTTCATACACAGGGTAAGTTGTGATGGCAGTACGAAAAACAAAAGAAGGCGCTGCGTTAAAGCGGTGGTTCAAGGAAGGCTGGAAAGATGTGCGTACCGGCAAGGCTTGTGGCCGGAAGAAGGGCGAAAAACGTGGCACACCGTACTGTCGTCCTACGAAGCGCGTATCATCCAAAACTCCCAAGACCGCTTCCGAAATGACTTCTGCTGAAAAGCGTAGTAGAATCAGTCAGAAAAAGCGTTTAGGGCAACCCGCCGGCAAGCCACGGCGCGTAAAATCGTTGAAGAGGAAGAAGAAATGAAGAAGAGCTTTCCGGACTTGAATAAGGACGGCAAGGTAACCAAGGCCGATGTTCTGAAAGGCCGTGGTGTTCCTGGGTTCAAAAAGGGCACATACATGTGTTCCCCTCGCAAGATGGAAGCCGGCGCTATGGAAATGCCTCGCATGAAGTGCGGTGGCATGAACAAGAAGCGTTACGGTGGCACCTATAAAAAGTAGTGAGATATGGCAACTTCAGGATCCAGAGATTTTGACCTCGACGTAGCAGAGATTATCGAGGAGGCGTATGAACGGTGCGGGCTGGAAGTTCGCACTGGTTACGATGCGCGTACGGCTCGTCGGTCACTGAATCTAATGTTCGCTGACTGGGCCAACCGTGGCTTGAACCTGTGGACGGTGAAGCAGGGAACGCAGGCTCTGACTTCTGGCACGGCGACCTATGCATTTGACGCCACCTACACAGATTTGCTTGAAGTTGTGATCCGCCGTAGCGGCACAGACTATGAACTGGACCGTATGTCGCGCAGTGATTATCTAACCCTACCAAACAAGTCGCAGACAGGCCGGCCCAGTCAGTTTTTTTATAACCGCCAGACCACGCCAGAGATCACACTGTGGCCAACACCAGACAGTTCGACTGACAGTCTTGTGTATTATTATGTGCAGCGGATCCAAGATGTAGACGCTTTGGTCAACACGACTGACGCTCCGTTTCGGTTCTTGCCGTGCATGGTTGCCGGCCTTGCTTACTACATCGCGATGAAGAAAGCGCCGGAGAGGGTGCAGCTTCTCAAGGCGGTGTACGAGGAAGAGTTCCAGCGGGCAGCAGACGAGGATGAAGATCGCGTTGCACTGAAGCTGCAACCGAGCATGCAGTATCTGAGGGTGAACTGATGGCGAGGTTTGCTTCGGGGAAAGATGCCTGGGGCTACTCTGACCGGTCTGGGTTTCGTTACCGGTTGGTTGACATGGTTACGGAATGGAATGGCTCGAAGGTCGGTAGGGACGAATACGAGCCAAAGCATCCGCAGCTAGAGCCGATCCGGGTTGGCCCGGATCCACAGGCGCTGCATGATCCGCGTCCGGATCAGCGCACTGAGGTGGCAGTGGCTAGGCTTCTGCCCGCAAACGCATTTCTGTCGGGTTCTTCCGGCAGTGCTGTTATCACGGTTATTGAGCCTTCGCATGGACGCACGACGGGCGATACTGTAAGGTTCCGCAAGGTAGAAGCCTTTGATGGCTTCACTGAGGCTGTTCTGGAGAGTGCAAGTGGTTACGAAATTACTGTCACTGATTCGAATCTGTATACCTTCACGGCTTCGTCGGGTACGGCGACAGCCGGTAATTCACGAGGCGGCGGTGAAAGTGCGACTGTTGGGCCGGTGACGTTGGAGAAATAAATGGCATTCACGTATGCACAACTGAAAACAGCGATTCAAGATTACACGGAGAACACAGAAACGTCCTTCGTGACTAATCTGCCGACATTCATTCGTGCAGCCGAGGATCGTATCTTCAAGCTGGTTGATCTCGAAATCTTCCGGAAGAACGCCACGAGTGCGCTGACTAGCAGTGATCCGTACCTGTCTGTGCCTACCGACTATTTGGCGTCGTTTTCACTGTCGATTACGAACGGCAGTTCCAAAGAATTCTTGCTTCAAAAGGATGTGAACTACATTCAGGAGTACAATCCGAATCCGGCAACAACTGGTACGCCGAAATACTACGCCTTCTTCGACAAGGACAACTTCATCATTGCGCCAACGCCGGACAGTAACTATGTCGTCGAGCTTCACTATTACTATCGCCCCGCTTCGCTGACTGCGGGCGCGGAAAGTGGCACGACCTGGCTCAGTGACAACGCCCCGAACGCCTTACTTTACGGATCGTTAGTAGAAGCGTATATTTACATGAAAGGTGAACAGGACATGCTTCAAATGTACGAGAAGCAGTTCACCGAAGCTATGACCAGGATCAAAGATCTGGCGGAAGCACGGGAAAACAGCGATGCGTATCGCAGAGGTCTGCCAGATCGGCCTCGGACATAAGGAGTAGAAGATGGCAACATCAAACGCAGCAACCACTTACCTTGAGCATGCGATTCTAGATTTCTTGTTCAAGAACAACTCAGAGTCGTTGGCGACTTTGGGCGACAGCATTTATATCGGCCTCGCGACGGCTGTGTCGGATGCAGAAGCTGGCTCGGTGACAGAAGTTAACACCACAACAGAAGATGCTAACTACACTAGGAAGCAGGTAACCGCAGCCAACTGGACTCTAACCTCTGTCGCTACAGACCAGCAAACGGTAACCAACGCAGCCAACATCGAATATTCTGCATCGAGCGGGATTGCTTCCTATACAGTGACGCATGCTTTCGTTGCGGATGCTTCGACCAGCGGCAACATTCTGTTTGTTGGCGCGCTTGATGCCAGCAAGACGATTGCATCTGGTGACATCTTCCGCATCAACGCAGGGAACTTTACCATCGAGTTGAAGTAATGGCACTGGTACTCAAGGACCGCGTCAAGGAGACAACCACCACTACCGGCACTGGCACATATACTTTGGCCGGTGCCGTTACTGGTTTTGAGGCTTTTTCCGAGGTTGGCGACGGCAATACGACATACTACGCATGTACGGACGGTACGGACTTCGAGGTGGGTATCGGCACCTACACCGCTTCGGGTACGACCCTTGCGCGTACGACAATCTTGCAGTCGAGCAATAGTGATGCGGCAGTTAATTGGTCAGCGGGCAGTAAGACCATCTTCATCACGCAGCCAGCAGAAAAGGCGGTGTTTCTGAATGCGGACGGAGACATTGAGTTTGACAACTCTCATCGAATAAAACTCACTAGTAACGGCACGGACGCGGTTCTTGACATTACCGGTAGTGGTCCGAATTTTATTCGTTTTCGTGATGGGACTAATTTCACCGATGCCACCAATGCCGTTGATATAAAATACCGCACTACCCCCAACGATCTACTTATTGAACGCGCCAGCGGGGAAATAATGGCAGAGTTTGGCGGTGACGACGGTCACGCCGCTCTGTACTTTAACGACAGCAAGAAGCTAGAAACTCTCACCGGTGGTGTTGATATCACTGGTAACATTACGGTTTCTGGCACAGTTGATGGCCGAGATGTCGCTGCTGATGGCACAAAGCTGGATGGCATCGAGGCAAACGCTACCGCAGATCAAACTGCGGCTGAAATTCGTACACTCGTGGAGAGTGCGACAGATAGCAATGTCTTCACTGACGCTGATCACACCAAGCTGAACGGAATCGAAGCCAGTGCAGACGTAACCGACACTGCCAACGTCACCGCGGCTGGCGCACTTATGGACAGCGAGGTTACGAACCTTGCTGACGTGAAGTCATTTGACCCTGCTGACTACGCCACTGCGGCGCAAGGCACTACTGCTGATTCTGCTATGCAGGATTTGGTTGACGACACTACCCCTCAACTCGGCGGCGTACTAGACACAAACGGCAACAACATCGAGTTTCCAGACAGCAGTGGCGCAGAGGTTAATCGGCTGAAGTTCGGTGCTGGTCCTGACCTTCAAATCTACCACGATGGCATCAATTCGTACATCTCAGAGACAGGGACTGGGATTCTCTACATTAACTCAACACCGGGCGGCTGGATTAGGGTCGGGTCGGGCGACGAGACATCAGCCTACTTCAAGGGCAACGGCGCGGCGGAACTGTACTACGACAACGCCAAGAAGCTGGAGACGACAGCCGATGGCGTCGATGTCACCGGCCAACTAGACGGTGACGTAATCGAACTCGCTGGCGGCGTAACCTACGACCCGCCGGGTACTACCGGTACTGATACGGCGACGGATGTGGGCCTTGCGTTGCAAAGTGGCCAAAGAATTGTTTTAGGCTATGATGGCTACATTAGAACCATTGTAGACGCACAATGGGGCCAGCCTTTGGAAATTGGTGCAAGCGGCACCAGTGCGTTTGCTAATACAGAAATCTACGGCGGCTCACAGGGCGTGAAGCTGTTCTACAACACGTCAACCAAACTGCAAACAACCAGCGATGGCGCAGAAATACTGTCAACGGATGATGGTGCTGGTAACGAGCCTATCCTATCATTGTACCGTCACAGTGCCTCTCCTGCCGACCAAGACCACGCTGGAACTATACAGTTCAATTTCCAGAACGATGCCGACCAAAAGGTTTTGGGAGGCAGAATATATTCAGAAGTTGATGATGTAACTGACGGCAGTGAAGATGCCGCGATTAAGATTGCGGGTTTGCGTGGCGGCAGTGAGCAAGAATATTTAGAACTTTCCTTTGGCTTGGTGCAGATTACTGGGGATAGCCTCTTTTTTCCGCCCGGCAAAACGATTCTGTTTGAAGGCAGTACATATGACACCGCCCAAACCACGCTAACAGTTGCTGACCCAACAGCGGACCGCACCATCACCCTGCCCGACGCTACTGGCACGGTTTTAACCACTGGCAACTCTGACACGCCGACCACGACGACTAGCTCATCTGATGCTGACTTTGTTCTTGTGGATGACGGCGGCACAATGAAGAAGATTACACCTGCCAACTTGGGCATCACAGCGGGAGCGGCTTCGGTTGACGACGCAACCGCACTGGCAATCGCACTAGGATAGGAACATGGCAAACACATTCAAAGTAAAGACGAATGCGGCCATGCCAGCGAGTGCTGGTACGCCGCTTACCCTGTACACCGTACCGTCCAGCACGACCAGCGTGGTCTTGGGATTGATGCTGTGTAACGTACACACCAGTCAGGTGACTGCTGACGTACAGCTTGTGTCCGACACATCTGACACGGAAACCAACGAGACGGTGCTGCTGGTTAAGGACATCCCGATCCCGGCGGGATCTTCTGTTGAGTTGCTGTCTGGCAACAAGGTTGTGTTGCAGACCACCGACGTGTTGAAAATCGACTGCAACATCGCGGCCAAGATCGACGCGACATTGAGCATTATGGAGATCACCTGATGCCGTTTATTGGCAACCCCATAACGTCACAGTTCCAGGCGAGGCCAGCTACCGAAGAGTTCAACGGTGACGGCTCGACCACTACGTTCACGCTAGGCACGGCGGTGACGCAGGAAGATATTATTGTATCTGTGGACGGGGTTATTCAGGAAAGCGTGGATGCGTTTACCGTGCCGGATGGCACAACCCTGACGTTTACGGCGGCACCGTCTAGCGGCACTGGCAACATCTTCGTGATCTATATGGGCGTTGCAGCGTCGTCTGTAACACCGCCGGAGCAGAACAAAGGAAACTTCAAGGGTGGTGGCCTGTTCCGTACCAACGCACAGTCGTTGACTGCCGACACAACCATCCTTGCAACTGAGAACGCTAACGTAACTGGGCCGTTTACCGTAGCCAGCGGTGTGACCCTGACAGTCGAAAGCGGCGGGACACTGGTGACGCTATGAGTACATTGAAGGCAGATACCATTCAGTCAACCAGCGGCGGTGCGGCTACGCTGACCAGTCAAGCAGCGGCGAAAGTTCTGTTCTGTATGAATTTGGGCGGCTCCACCTTGATGAATGTTGCCACAAACGCAATCTCCACACAGACGCTGAACGTGTCGAGTGGAACAGACGCCGGGACAGGACTGGCCCGTGCTAATCTGACTAACGCTATGAACGCTTTGGATTACATCTGGAGTGAAGGCGCACAAGCTGCGAACCACACTTTCAACCTGTCAACAGGCGTAGCAACAACAAGCCTTGTGCCGTTTGAGGTTCACGCCGCCGACGCTGGTGCTGACGACGACAGGCTTGGGTGCGGCACAGTGAACGGAGACCTCGCATGAGTACCATCATCGCAGACAATCTCACCGGCAAGACTGCGGCTGGTAATGTGACGGTCACCTCTGAGGGCGGCGCAGCTACGATGCAGTTGCAGCAGGGGTTGGCGAAGGCTTGGGTCTTGTGGAATCAGTCTAGCCCAACCGTTTATGACAGCCTGAACGTGTCTTCTATGACCGACAGTTCGACTGGATTTTTTGACATGAATATTACGAATGCTATGGGTTCGACAAATTATGTCTGTCACTTCAATGCGAAAGTCACTGCCGACCACGCCGGTCAATCGCTTGATGTAAGGAATGATGCAACAGATACAAACGCCAGCCGTATGGAAGTGTTTTATACTGAAAACAATGTGGCACGTGACACGACCCGTCTGAACCTGACATTCTTGGGAGACCTTGCATAATGGCATTCGGCACACTCAAAGCAGATACCCTGACGCACTCGACTGCGGGTTCGGTGGATACGAATTATGTTGTGAATGGTAGTGCGAAGGCGTGGGTAAACTTTGATACTGGAGACAACCCACCTGTGGCAGATGGTAGTTTTGGCGTTTCTACTTTGAGTGATAACGCAACTGAAATTGAAGTTAATCTAACTTCTGCGATGTCTGATATATATTATGCTCCTGTAAGCAGTGGTGGTAGCGGAACTGTAACAAACCCGTCTAACCGACTTGTAGCTACAAATGCACAGACAACAACAAAAGTTGATACAGAAATGTATAGTGCGGCTAACGCAAATGAGACCGGTCATAATCATATTGTAGTACACGGAGACCTCGCATGACAGTAACCCCAGAGTTTCAAGGCACACATCTATGGGATAGGCTCTGCTGGGCCAAAGAGAACCTTGATGGTGTGCAGTCAGACTATCGTGTAGTCTATGAGGACAGCGTAGATGAATGTGCAAAAATACTCGTACCTGACCCCAACTGGATGGCGTGTGCGCTACAGGGTGGTATCTTGCCACCTGTCGAAGTATACTGGGAACTAGCCAAAGATGAGGCACAGCCTGACTTTAAGAAGCACACTCGTGGCTACCTGTTGCATGAGACACCGCCCGTTGGCCCTATGACCGAAGAAGAGGCCATTGAGTACCTGATTATGAAAGATTGCCCACAGTCCGTATGG